GTTCCCAGATGATCTGGAGTTCGCGCGTTTTGAGTTCGTTAAACAGGTTTTTCTGTCGGTAGAGCGGGTCACCGGGCGGGTCGTGCCAGTCTCGTGAGCTCATTCAATCGTCTCCATCGGCGCGGTCAGTCACGCTGTAGCCCAAGTCTTCAGCCCGCTGCTGGCGCCGTGTCGATTCGACATCGCCCGCCTCGCCGCCACCCGACGATGGCGACCCAGCGCCACCCGCCGGGCCAGTTTGTGCGAGTTGCGCGACCAACACCTCGCCCTCGGGGGGGCCGAGCGGGTCGAGGCCGACTTGTTCGCGCGCCTCGTCGACCGTCAGCACGCCGGCCGTCCCCTCGATACGGAGTCTGTCGATCTCGGCTTGTCGTTGCTCGTCCTCGCCGCCGATGAGCGTAAAGTCCACCGTCCACCCATCAACGCCGAGCATCGTCTGGTGGATGGTTCGGTACAGGCGCTCGGCGAACTTCTCCTGTTTCGGCTGGATGGTTTCTTTCGCGAACCGCCGGCGCTGGGCTTGCGCGTTGGCGAAGTTGATCTGTTCCGTGCGGTTGACCACCACCGGCGGGACGGCATGAGCGGCTAGGATATCATGTTCGTTTTCTTTTCTATACTCGATGAAACTTGCATCCTCTTCGACGCCGACGGTCAGCGGCTCGATCCGCAACTCGACATCGTGGGCGTCCTCGAAACTGGACTTGATGCCGGCGACCGCCTCGAGGATGACCCCCCGATGAGCGTTGTCGGGGTCCTTCAGGGCCTCGAACTTCTCTTCGAGTTCGGTCCACGCCCGGTCGGTCAGCTCCCCGCCCTCAACGATTACGGCGAAGCGCGGGACGCCGTCGTTCTCGAAAAAGCGACGATTGTACGAGCGCGCGGCCACGTCGCCGGCGACCGTTTCGAGGGCGGGGATCACGTCCGGCGTCCCGTAGTGGGGCGCCAGCGCCGAGTAGTTTCGCACGACCAACAGTTCGTTGGCCGGCGTCTCGACGCCGCCGACAGATGCGGCGACCGTGCCCTCGTCGGCGTCAATGAAGGTCTGATCGTCGCCGTACCGCGCCCCGGCCGGTGCGTAGTAGCCCTCGATTCGGTCGGTATCGGGGTCGATCTGCACGTAGCCCGGCGCCTCGATGCGGGCCCGGATGGTGTGCGCTGGGACGTGGGCGATGCCCGCCGGCTCCGCCGTGGTGTCGTTGATGAGGATCTCTTCGGCCAGCCAGCCGACGGTCTCGTAGTCGTTCCAGGCCTGCTCGTGGACCTCTGCCGGGGTGGCGGGTTGCTTGTCCGGGCCGAGCTGCCACGTGCTGTCGTCGCCGAACCAGAACTTGCGGACGGTGTCCTCGCCCGGCGGGGTGTCCTCGCCGTCCTCATCGACCTGCTCGGGGTGGGGGGCAACGTCGAAGCCGTGGCCGGCGACGCCCTGCGATTTTGCGTCACAACAGCGGGCGTGGGTTTCTGAACGTTCTTTCAGGAGCGCGAGTTGCGTCGGTGGGTAGGGGGGCTCGTACCACTCCGACCGGCTGTGGGGGTCGTCCGTATCGTGTTGCTGGCTGGTCGTCGCCTTTTCGGTCCGGTCGGTGACGGACTGGCCGGCATCGAGCGCACTCCAGGCATCGCCGCCCTCGTCGGGGCCGAACACGCGGACCATGTCGGTCTCGTCGCTGCTCACTGAAACCCACTCCTACTATCCGGATCCGCGTCGCGGTGCCGCAGCAATTCGTGGCCGTCAAGGGCACGCTCAAATCGGTCGGCGGCGATGTCTTCGATGTCGTCGGTAGTCTCGCCTTCACCGCCGTGGACGGTGACGTTGATATACCCGTGCTTAGATTCGACTGTCATCTGTATCCGTGGCCGAGAATCCGCGTCGTTGTCGTGCGGACTCGGCTTGTCGATACTCATTTCTGGACGGTGATCGTGCAGTCGCGGTGGTGCCCCCGGGACTTCGCGAAGGGGCTGTCAAGCGGTTCGCCACAGTACGGGCAGACGTCACGGTTGTGGTGGTGCATGATCTCAAAAACTCCGAGCGAACGGGGCGTCGGGGTCGCCGGTTGCGCGAGTAGCGTGTGAAAATAGCGCATACCGAACTCCGTCCATCGCGTGGTCGTGCTGTTTCAATGGATCGTCCGACTCGCCGTCGTCCTTGTACTGGTACTGGTTGAACTCGTTGCGGACGTTCTGACAGCCGCGAGCGACCCGGAGGTCGTCCGCGAGGCTGGCGACGTGCTGGATGCCTGGGGTGACGTCGTTTTCGGCCGGTTTCGCGGGCAGGCCATCCCGACGGAACTGCTCGATGTTTGCGGGTTCGGAGGGGTCGCAGTAGATGGGGCCGTTGCCGTACTCGTCGACGAGGGATTCGACGGCGCGGCTGTGGTCGTTGACCGTACAGCGGCGCTCGTACCACTCGTCCGCGACCGTCCACGTCTCGCCAGCGCGGACGATCGCGAGGGCCACGGCAGGGTTGTTGTGCCCCCAGTCGACGCCGTAGACGACCTCGTCGTAGTCGTCGGGCGGCTCGTTGACGAGGTTAACGTCGTCGAACCACGGGTAGACCAGTCCCTCGAACCCGACGAACTCGCCGCGGACCTCCTGCTCGTAGAAGCGGCCCTCGTACTCCTCAACGATCTCGTCGGTGTAATCGTCGGGCAAGTGCGGGTTCTCGTGTGTCGACACACCGCGGACGACATCAGCGCTGTCAAGGTGGTCCTCAGGATCGACGAACTTGTGATACACCCAGTTTTCGCCCTTCGGCGTGGTCGTGACGAAGGCGTTGAGGTGGTCGCCTTCGCGCAGACGACCGGTCATGATGTCCCACGCCCGACTGTCGATGGTCGCTGCCTCGTCCATCCAGAACCAGCCGATTGAGGGGCCACGCAGGCGCTCGATCTTGCGGTCGTTGTCGGCTGACTCGAAGATGACCGTCGAGCCGTTCGGGAAGGTGAGTTTCTTTTCGGTGCGGTTGTACTCCGCGCGGTTGAGGACGCCCCACTTTTCCAGCTCGGGGATGATGACGTTCCGGAGGCTCGGGACCGTCGGTGCGAGGACGTAGCCCGTGTGCCCCGGGTTCCAGCCCGAGATGTTCCGAAGGAGGCGCCCGATGCCCCCGACGGTCTTGCCGGCGCCGATGCCGCTGATAAACGCGACGTATCGGGCCCCGGATTCGACGAATTGGCGCTGAGCCGGATGACTGCCGTCGAACCGGAGCGGGTCAGGGTGTGTCGTCGCCATCGGTTTCGAGAATCATGAGTGGGCCGCCCCCCTCGCCCGTGTACTCCCGCGTTTCAGTCGGGCCCTCGCCGGCGCGGTCAAGGACGTCCGTCACCGCCTGGCGGAGTTCGCGATGGATTTTCACCTTCTCGTCGGCACTCTCGGCGGCGTCGTATTCGGTGAGCAGATCGCGGATCCGGGGTTCGAATTCAGCGAGGAGTTCGCGGGCAAGGCGTTCAAGGCGTTCGTTGGCCTTTTCCTCAACTTGGGGGGCGCTTCCACCGTGGAACCGGCAGACGTTACCTCCGGGGATCGCCGGCTGCTTGCACTGCTTGCCGGTTGAGCTAGCCGTGGCGGTACACTGGTCAGGATCCGCCATGGGGTCTGGATCCGCCGTGGGGTCGTCGGGCATGGCTCACACGTCCGCGCTGCCGATGTACTCGATGGCCTGCTCGTCGTGGGTGGTGTGCTGGACGCAGTACCGCCCGCAGTCCGCACACTGCAAGACGGTCAGCTCGCGGTCCTGATCGATAAAGGACTGCTCGGCCGACCACTCGCGCTCGCCACAGACGCAAAACGGTGCTGGGAGCATCACTCCCACCCCGCGGCGCCGCCGTTACAGGTGCACGCGTCGCTCATCATCAGTCTCGGGGGAGCCGGTGGCCGCACTTCGGGCAGTCCCGGAGGTCATAGTCCGGATAGTGCTCCGGATCGTGCCCGCATTGTGGGCACTCACTCGTCATCGTCCGGCGGTTCGTAGGCGGCCAGCGTGCGAGCGATCGCGGAGAGGTACTGGCCCGGCGCCACAACGAGGATCGCGATACACGTCGTGGCGAGGAACAGATACACAATTCCCGTTGCAAGCGTCTCCAGTGCGCTCGAGAGGTT